GGATTTGTATATCTTACTTCTCTATTTTTAATAATTTCGTCTCTATCTCGTTCCCATTGTGTAGGTTTACCAAGAGCCCTATCAGTAACATACCTAGAACCAGCACCAACAGCACCAGCAATAGCCCGTAAAGGCATATTTGCAAGTCCACTTATAGTATTATATGTAGTTTGCTGTGGGTCTAATACATTAGTCCCTGCAAGCATTTCCCCAACACGGTCGGCACCCCAGGCGATATTTTTACTCGCACCGACAGCCATCTCGTCTTTCCATGACGGTTTCGTTGCGTTATACTTATCGGCTTCTAAACCAGATTTCCTATCACCAGCCTCCTGGGCCTGATTATTATACATCTGAACCCGTTGCTGATAATCAGAAAGCTGTTGATTATTCTTTTCCTGAGCATCCGCTGCTTTCTTAGCTGCGATTGCGGGTCTATCTTTAGCATCCCAGGCGGCTTCTTCGGCTTTCCTAGCGGCAGTGACTTGTGTTGTATTTGGTACTCTGTTCTTAAATGCAGCTTCTTCTCGCTGTCGAGCCATTTTAGCCATCTGGTCGTTTGCGGGGTCTTTGGTAACATCTTTCAATGTCAATGGTTTTTTGGCTGGAGTTGCACCGGCTGACGGTGGAACAGCACCACCGGCTGACGGCGGAACAGCTTTAGCAGCATTGCGAGCTTGGATATTCTGGGGGCTGAAGTATCCGATACCTTCAAATAAATATTTTCTGGCCATTATGACTCCTGTATATCTGTATTATTTATACTCTATCGTATCGGACATGCGGAGTCGCCTAAGCTCCCATCCATCTTTAGGGCATCGAGTCATTATGTAAAATTCCCAACCATTCCTATGGCAATATTCTATAGCAGCCCTCCATTTGGCATTATTAGTGTACCAGGTAGATACTCTATACGCCCAAGATTTGGTTCTTTTCTTGGGGTTCATATCCGGAGGTGTGGTATCTTTTTTAGGCTTAACTTCTATCAAAAGTGTCCTGTCGCCAACTTTAACTAAAAAATCGGGATAATACGTTCTGTATTTTCCTTTACCGTCTTTCATTGGGTCGATGTATGGCACCTTAATCTCTTCGCTCGACCAAGACTCAAACGATTCGTTCAAATCGAAACGATTCATCGCTTCCAGTTCGTAACTGGAACGAAATGTGATGTTTTCCACATTGCCGACGTATTTTTGTGGATTCCTTGGTTTGAATACGCCCTGGTAATATTCCTTTCCCATATGTCTAAATATGATAGATAGAGGACTCAATATGGCTAATGATTACAAAAAGGTTCAATCTTTGCTCAAAGGCGGCCCAAGCCGTCCTACACTATTTCGGGTTGAATTCACTCCAGCCAGCACAACGAATGCGGTACTCTCAAAAGTAACTGAATTGAATGACTACTCGAAATATTTAGTCAAAACCGCCACCCTTCCAGGTATGAATGTGGTAACAAAACCAGTCAAGGGTGCAAAAAATATCGGCGTATTCTACGAGCAACCAATCGGTGCGATATACGACAATTCACTAACACTCTCTTTCATCGAAAGAAGTGATTACATTGTTCATAAGTATATGACTGAATGGGTGGGTATCGTTATGCCCGGAAGTAAACAATCGGTAAAAGGTGTATCGAATATCCATGTGGGATATTTCGACGATATTGTGTCTAAACTGGTATTGTATAAAATGGAAAACGGTCCCACCGGATTGATTGACACGGTGAGATATACGTTTCATGGTGTATTTCCTTACACCATACCTACAATTCCATTGGATAGTGGTGCTGTCAATGAAATCGTTTTAACTAGCGTATCATTCCAATACGAAACCTATGCCATTGAATACATAAGCAATCCTAGAGCATTAACTACGACTCAATTGCGTAATATAGAAAATATCTTGAATGGGTTGGTATAATGGACTATAATGTAGGCCAATTAAGAGAAGTTGCAAAAATAGCCGGGGTACATGGCTATTACAACATGAACAAGAAGCAAATAATTGCTGCAATCAATGACAGTCTGGCGGGTAATACGGTTAAGACCCTCCATAAAGTGGCATTCTTTCTCAGAGTACCTGCATACTCCAAATTGAGGAAAGCCGAGTTAATTGAACAGATAAGTCGGCAATTGTATTCCGATGAAAAAGAGTTAAATAGGATACAAAAAGCACTTCAGCGTCTACCAAAAAACGCAGACCAAGATTATGCAATGTATATCCTTTTCGGTCAGCTAACACCATCATATTCAATACAACCGGGCAAGCATTACTTCTATATATACAAAGCAAAAACACCCGGCATAGTATATGACCTACATCCGCTAATTACTTGTACAGAGATTACAGATAAGGGATGGTTTGGTTATAACTATCACTGGGAAAAGAGAAGACAATACACATACCCAGAAGTTCGCAGTAACTTCTACGAGGTATATGAAAACGAATTAGAAGATGCAAAAGAATATCCTTGCGCCAAGTATCTTAACAATTAAGGGGTCGATATGTCAAAAGCAAAGAGTACACAAGTTTTAAGATTTCCTAGTAACCTGGCGATAACCGAGCAGGACATGGAGTATGTCAAAATTACTCCCATGAAATTCTTGAAATCAAAGGCTACCGTAGATGGAGAACTAGGCCCAATCATCTCGTATATGCCAGCATCATTCGCAGTTAGTAACGTCCAGCAGTGGTCTAATGCCGACTTCGGACTACTTAATGATGATGTTAATAGCATGAAAGTATTCGGAATGACAAGAAATGCTAAAACCGCAGAAGATGCTGTCGGTGCTGTCACTCAACTCGGAGCTGATTTTATGGGCATCATTAACAACGGTTTCGGAAAAAATCTATCACCGATTGCAAGTGGAGCATTTGCCCAAGCAACAACGGCACTCTTTCAGGTCTATGGTGGTATTATGGGTGTGAACCCGAATGTTACCTCCAATGCAATTCTATCGAAAACTGAAGGTGCAATAGTTAATCCACAGTCCGAACTTTACTACCAAGCACCATCACTAAGAACCTGGGTAATGACTTATGAATTCACCCCTCGCTCCAAAGCCGATGAAGACGCTATGAACGCCATCATCAAAAGACTAAAAATGGCATCATCTCCTAAGCGGAATGAAGAGAATCCTTGGCTTGAGATACCAAGAGTATTTCAAGTTGAATTTATGCGTGGTGGAGGTGTAAACCAAAGAATGCCTAAAACAAAGCCAGCGGCTCTTGTTAAATTAGATGTCATTGCTAACAACGGATTGGATTACTGGGCGTCTTTCCAAAGTGGAGGTCCGGTCTCGTACACGATACAAATGGCATTCTCAGAAATTCAGTTAGTTTACTCAGGCGAACATGAAGAAGGGGAGGTTGGTTACTAATGACATATCCTAATTATTTCAAGAAATTACCCACACTGAATTATTTAACAACGATAAATCCAAACGGAACTGGGAATTATAAGCAGGTTGTAAATATATTCAGTAAGCTGAATATGGAAGAAGACATATTCAAATTCCCGGAGTTTTATATCGACTACACCATCGCTGATGGATATAGCCCCGAAGATGTGGCTAATGAGGTATATGGAGACTCTGGCTTATACTGGCTAATACTCACAGTCAATAACATATACGATTGTTATTCCCATTGGCCGATGTCATCCGAGAGATTGGAAAAATACATTATAGACAAATACGGCTCTTGGAACGCAGCAGACGCAACCAAATTATACAAAACCGTAGAAACGTATAATGCTGTGGGTGATTTGGTGTTACCTGGTGGTATTATCGTAGCATCAAATTATGTGTTCTATTATCATCCAGACCCCAATAATAAACAAGTTGGTCCGGGTGGTGGTTGGGTAGAGCTTAGCAGCTTACCGGTGGCCACCAGCTACGCAGATTATGAAATTCAACTGAATGAGTCCAAGAGAAACATAAGATACCTCAATAAGAAGTATCTCAATGATTATATGCGGTTGATGGATAAGAAAATTGCACAACTACCGGAAGAGACTACTTCGGAATTTATTATCTAGGAAGTTTTCGCGTCTTGCTGTTTTTCGGAACGCAAGATAGAAAGTTTGCTGTATGCTTCACCAGTAATTGCGACGTGATGGCCGACAGCAACAACTGAATAGTTACCGGAGAATTTGGAATCCTCGGTTGCATATCCTTCTTGTTTAGTCTTCGGAAACACCAACTCCAATCTATCACCGGCACTAATAGCGAAATTCAGGGGAATTAAAATCTCCCCAACTTTGTCATGAAACAATCCGTTGCTGACTATTCCTTGCTGTAAAGTTTTTGTACTGTGGTCATATTGATCAGTCGGTGCGGTCTTACATGCATCATTGAATCGTTCATTCGCATATACTGTTGTAAAATAGCGAGTCGAACCCTCAAACCAATCTTTATGTTTCTTGCTAATTTGGCTGTCATCGGTGTATTTAATTTCCTTATATTCACCAGTATCCACATTGAATACTATCTGGGTATTGCTGTATGAACCCATACGCAACTTTTCAAACATATCACCGAGCTTAACAAAGCTATAGCTTAATATGCTTTTCTGCTTTTCTTCAAAACTAGTATCATCAACCTTAGCAAGACGATAATAATATCTACCGTGGTCTTTACCAACTTTTCCATTGGTAATGAATGAAATCGGGCAACCTCTATATCCTTTATGTGTGGCCCAGAAGAAAAATCCACCACTACCTTCACCTTCACCAGTTCCACTAGAATTTCTCAATCCATGTATTAGTGCATATTCGATAGTCTGGAATGGCTTCCATCTGGACGCTATGAAGTTCATAGGAACTCCACCCATATCAATAAAATCTATTTTGTGCTCTTTAATCTTACGCAAACAATCTATAACCACATCTTCCGGTGTAGCAAATTTGAATCTCTTGGTAATGAAGTTTTGCTCGTTATACTTCACACCTTTGTCCATGATATCCAATGTATATGCGAATTGGCTTTGGGATGCTACCCTGTTACGAACTCCATTGAGATATCCAACAAATTTCATACTATTATTGAAACTATCCTCCAGGGTAATCTCAACATCTTCACCGCCCTGGACGTTGTAATTTTCGAGCCAATTGATAGCATGTGTATCACCAACGACTACAGAGCATGATATGGAAGGCGTGTAGATATTTTCGAAAATGGCAATGTGAGCACACATCGTTTTGATGCTATTGCCGTCTACAATAACATCCTTAATCGAAAATCCAGATGGGGTATTATATTCTGCCATTTTATATACTCCTGAGCACTCTTAAATTATACAGGTATTCCGCACCACGTTGGTCTTCTATATTAGCATACATCAATTTAGCAGTCGTGTCAATGTTTGTAATCGTAGAATGCACATTGCTTGCAGCAGGGGCACTACCACCTCCACCACCACTAGGAACAGGTACGGGCATCATAATAATCTGTGATGTGTTCTTTCTTGGTGATTGCCTAGAAGACGTATTAGTTTTTGGCATCGTATCAGCAAGACCACCTTCTTTGAATCTATGGCTAAACCAGTTACCACCAGGACCGCGTTTAATATCATCAGAGTTTCTCTTATATGCCGTAAAATATTTTCTAGCTCCAACCCACCTCTTAGCCTCTTTAGATAGAGAACCACCGGAATTAAAATCCTGTAATATCCTAGCGGCAGTTGATGCATCACCGTTCTTGAAAAATCGCTGCAATCTCGCTAAGCCATCGGAAGCACCAGCCATTTCAGCTAATTTAGCAACAGTTAATTTCTTATCACCAAATCTACTAGCAGCAGCACTGTCTTCGGATGTACCAAAAATTGCGGAAGAGTACGGGCTAAACTGTTCACGAGCAGTAATAACCTGCATCATCGTTTTAGCACCATTATGCTTTGTTGCCGTCCTATTCAAAATAACCTGATACACATCAGCAACATTCTGCGGACCGGATGCTTCTAATGTAGAAAGAAATGCGGCTGCTTTCTTATCTGCACCAGATGCACTAACCTTCGATTCATCTACACCAGCACCACTAGAACCACTAGAGCCACTAGAGTCACTGGAATCTCCGGAATCACTAGAACCAAAATCCAAGCTAGGTGTACCGAAATTCATCAAGTCGATACCCGTAGAATATTTAATAAACTCGGTCAATGGACCAAGAACACTACCAACAGATTTTGCAATATTACCAGCAACTTTCGCCATAAAGTCGAACGGGTTGTTAAATGTCATACCCGCAGTTGGGCTAGATTCTGGTTTCTTATCTTCTGGTTTCTTAGTCTCAGGTTTCTTATCTTCTGGTTTCTTAGCTTCTGGCTTCTTAGTCTCAGGTTTCTTAGCTTCTGGCTTCTTAGCTTCTGGCTTCTTAGTTTCGGCTTTCTTATCTTCCGTCTTCTTCTTCCCTTTAGTATCGTCCGTCGTTCTTGGGTCTATTACTGCGTCGGGCGGAACTTTAACGGGCTCGGTAGCTTGCGCTATCAAATCCATACCAGTAGGAGTATTTAAGGTAGGAGTACCACCAATACTACCACCAGTCTGTTTTCTTTCTTGCTTAAACTTCAAATGACCATTAGCAAATTCATTGATAGCTTGATTATGAATAGCTCTACCACGAGTAGGATTAGTATTTTGCAACTGGGTTCGCGGGTCGGTATTCACCATCGATCTGAACTTTTCCTCAGAAGGAATTTTGTCAATATGGGGAATCTTACTAGCCCACGCTTCTATATCCCTCTTAGGAGCAGGATTTCCAACCAACTCGGCTATATCCGCACCCAATAAAACCACATCAAAAGTGGTGCCAAGGGTGCCCATGATAGCTAATATAGGTGCAGCCGGAGGGAATGCGGTCGTTAAAGCAGCGGCACCCAGCTCAGAAGCTGCCATAAGACGCTCTAAGGCGGCTGTACTCTTAAACCCTGCCTTCTCCCGCTCGCTAGCATCAGCAAAGCCCAGAGCCGCTCCTACGACGGGTAGAGCCATTTTCCCGACATTACCAAGTATCTTAGCAAGTTTTCCAGCTTTAGAAGCAAACTTACCAAGAATCTCTGCACCCCTAGGAACGATTTTAGTAATAATCTTCACCAGGCCACGAGAAGCCGCCTTAAAAGCTTTACCAATGACTTCAGCAAATATGCGAACCAGTGCTTTACTGATTCGATTCTTAAGAAAGAATTTGAATGCTATACGCTGAATCCATCTTAGTCCTAGCTTAGCTCCAAGATTCTTGTTGATTTTCATTGCAGCGAACATGGTTAGTCCACCAACAAGAACATTACCCAGACCAGCGGCTAATCCACTACCGAGCAATCCAAGTATGTCGGAACGAGCTTCATCCTGCGCGGTTGCTATTTGCTCTTCTGGGTCGCGGTCTTTGTCCGTCGATTTTCTTTTCTGTATTTGCTCCTCTAATGTTTCTTGATTCTGTCGTTCTCGAATTCTTTTCTCTCTATCTTTAAGAAGCTTCTCTCGTAGTTTTAGATACTCTTCCGACTGTTCACTAATTTCAGAAGCATCCGCAGGAATACGCTCCAGAGTATAATCGTCAAGCTCAGGAGCATCGTCTGGATGTAGTATTTCTCTAATCTGGTTTAAGTTATTCTCTTCCATTATCCTACCAGCTCCATCGTCGAACCAGGTACTCTAAATGCCATAACTTGCATGACTCTTGACGGAGGATATGCCGATAGATTAGGCAATGGTCGCTCCGATGCTGGACTTGTTACCGTAGCATTCCTACTACCAGAAGGTGCACCACCCATATTAGGCATTGGTAGTGTTTGAATGTTAACTCCATCACTACCATCCAGCGCATTAGATAGACTTGCTATAACGTTTGTGCGTTCAGACCTATCAGAAAAACTACGATTCAAATCATTAAGCCGTTCCAATCCAACCGCAGCAGTTGCACCTCTATTGAGAACAAATTCACCGGGTTCTAGTAAAGCAGCGACACTATCACCATCCCCATAACCAGGAACAGCTCCAGTTGCCTGCGCTATACCAGCCAGAGGACTAATTACATTCGACAGAACTTCTGGTAATGCAGATATAATCCCACCAGTTTCCGATACACCAGTCGCGGGTTTAAGTACATCCGACAGAGATTTTGGCAATCCAGGTATATTTGGTTTTGCATTCTGAGTAATATTTGCTATTTTTTTCTTGGGGTCTAATTTACCAGCTTTAGCTGGTTTTACACCAGGTTTTGGTGTTGAAGCACTCGGTTTCGATGATGGTGCTGTTGTTGAGGTTCCCGGTTTTGCTGTATCACCAGTCTTCGACTCGGAATCGCCAAATAACCCACCATTGAAAATATTCATAATGGGTGCTAATGGACTGTTCTCTCCCGTAAGAGCTGAAACATCAAAAGCATTAGCAACTGCACCTAAATCCAAACCACCGGAACTTAGAACTTCCGTAATTTTTTTCCATAAATCACCCATCAACCCCGTACCAGAATCCGACAATGCCCGCTCTGGGTGGTCCTCTTGAGTACCATCATCATTACCTTCCTGCGAAGCACCCGCAGTAGGTGATTCTGGTTTTCCATCACCAAATCTAGATAAGTGACCCAATAGATATATTTTACCGGACGGTACTTGAATCCTAATATAATTACCATAACCACCACCATCATCTGGTGTTTTTCCTACAAGCTTCGCACCATTTTTAAGTGTGATCGGCTGTCTATTAATATCACCAGCACCAGTAATATCATACCCGTAATGGAATCCCTCTCTTCCGGTGACGGGATTAACTCGCGGACCATAACCACTACGAATTCCCCATGATGTCATCGATTTACCGCCAACATTTATATAGCGGTCAAGACTTTTCACATTAAAATCTTTTTTATCACTTCCTTCTATGTGTATGTGTGGACCTGTTGACCTACCCGTACTACCAACATAGCCAACCACGCCACCCTTCTGGAATCTAGAAGCGGCCTTGAAGTTTATTTCATTTAATTTGTCAACACCTATTAGATTAACCGCATTACGGTTAAGCACATATTCACCCTTTTCTAGTAATGCCGGAACTGTATCGCCACTGGGCATTCCGGACAGAATAGGACCACCACCGGGAGAAAATATATCCTGGATTTTACCACCATCTTGCTTGCGCTCTAACGGTTGAGACTCAATAATAACCGTGCGCAGCATGTTAAAGAATCCAGCTTTTTCCGGATTTGCTTTGATGGTATTATCTAATGTTTCTTTAGGATATTTTAGTTTTAAGTCTTTTACCTTCTTGAGCTTGTCCTCTAAATCTTTCTTCGCTTGATGGTATTTCAAATTGAAAATAACATCGGTCTTGCCTTTTTGTTCTTTAGCCTGCTCATCATAGGCTTTCCATTCTTTGTACGACGCTTCGAGCGCACGAATTGGACTGCGGGTGTCAAATGGGCCAAAGCGAAACCCACCCTTCTCGGCATTATCAAGGAAGCGCTGCGAGTCTTCATTGGTAAACTTGGGTAAAGTTTTACCAGGCGTAGCGGAACTATTTGTTTTTACTGGTGCTGCTGGTTTAGGTTGAGCAGGTGTAGTCGTAGAAGAAGAGGCACCGGAACTCTGCTGAGTCGTTTCTTGGGTTTTGTTTTCTTCTGTTTTATTTTCTTCGGTCGTGGTTTCTTCTGTTTTCTCTTCTTCTTTTTTTCCACCACCAAAAAATCTACGCACGTTATCTATAGCATCTTTGATAAAATCATAAACTTCATCATATGCCTCAGTAAATTGCTTAACAACGTGATTAACATCATCCGCAAACTTCTTAAATGCGTCGGTTACGCCTTCCCACCACTCACTAATCTTCTTCCAATTCTCATGAATAAGTTTCACAAGCTCAAAGAACTTGTAAACAGCAAATATCTTCAATATGTTACCAATAGCGTCTTTAATGCCTTTGGCAGCAGAATCTTTAATTTCTTTTAATTTTTTGGTAATACCAAGAGAGAAGCGCTTACTACGTTCTTTCTTTCTTCTAATGCTATCATCTTCAAGTTTGCGCTCTTTCTTATCCAGTTCTAATTCTTTCTTGGTTACGAGCAATAATGACTTGAAAGACTTTTTAATAGATGCAAAAGACTCACCCACTTTCTCTAATACTTCAGAAAATGAGTCAGTCTTATCGCCAGTATTCTTAAAAAACTCAGATAAAGGCTTCTTTTCCATTATGCTGCCCAATACTCTCTAGCTATTTAGCTTGCGAGTTGAGCCTGTCTTCTAGCCAATTCCTGTGCTTCTTTCTTTTCTTTAGCAAGAACAAGCATTACATCTCTTTCCCAGGGTGCAAGACTCTCGATATATCCCATATCCCAACCCCAATCATCCATCAAAATGAATAAGCTGTTATATGCTACGAACACCGAGATATATTGCATACACACTAAAAAAAATCTTGTAACCCTCGTAGTGCGATTGTATGCGTTTCTTTTGTCTTAGGATGCTTAATCTTAACATCATAAGCCATAACCGGAAGATTTGTAACAAAATCAGAAACTTTCTCGAATTCTGCCAATGATAGACCTTCAAGCCATAGGATAATATCTTGGAGCGACATATCGGAGCGCTGATATACCTCATCTTCGAGAACAATCTGGTCAACACAGCGAGCGCAATATTCTATAGTCCTGGAATATTTACTCTTTTCTTGCTCTTCCTCTTCTTCTCTGTATTCGTTCATCGAAGGATACTTCATCACAATCATAGTAGAATCATCTAGTTTGATTTGCGGTTGAATGCAAGACGTATAATCGACTCTAATTTTATCGATGTCAATCTCTACGGGAACTTCTTCACCATCTTCAAACTTATAGGTGAGTTCGATGTTCTCGCCGACCGATTTCGAGCGCACGACAATAAACAAATATTCAACATCGACGCTGGGTAGTTCTTCTACGTTGATATTCTGACCTTCTACACAACCAGCAGTTACCTGTAAGATAGCGTCGATAATAGCATTAACGTCATTGCTATCTTTAGCCTGGGCCAGAATCAATTCATCAGAAACATCAAATGCACAAGCTTTAATCTTCTGCTTGCTACTAGGAAGAGTAACCGTAAATTGAGCTTTCTTTCTCTTCGGAAGTGCCATATTAAACCTCACATTGTATTCAATTGTATTTATAATCAGACAAAGACGTTATTACTGCCCTTGTTTATTGTCGTACATAGAGGGCCAAGGGGCGAGCCTACATGCGCGGCTGGACGACCGTTGATGAACACGCCTTTACTACCACTAAGAACGGTAGAAACGTGGGGAACACAATTCTGCCCCACCTGGTAAACGTGCGGTGCTGTAGCACTACCTACGGTTGCAGCAGGACGACCATTAATCATTACATTGGGACTACCTACATTAATAACGGGAATACCTGGACACAGACCAATGTGAGGTGCTCCAGTATCACCAACTCTAGCGGCGGGTAACATGATTAACCTCCATATTTCAAACTATCGAAATACGCGGGATTCTCGCCATTTTCATACATAGGATAAATCCCCCTACCATAATATGTCTGGTAGTATTCATTAGTGAAGACGCTACCACCATTCGCATAATTGTAGGCAGTTTGTGTTATGGTGAATGTTTTTGATATTGGTTGGTCGATTAATGGGTCCATAGTGGCCGTCCACCCATACGCAGAAATCGTAAATATGTTTTGTACCGATGCTGCACCTAAAGAATACGATGTAATTGCATCCAGGTGAGCATAATTGTCAATGACTCCCAAGGGGACAGATTGACCCCATCCATCGGTAAGATATTCGTCAATTTTACCATTATGCCAGATTCCTTGAACATTATTACCAAATGCAACACCCGTATACTTACCACTCAGCGCACATACGTTACTATTTGCAGCAACATTAAATCCAATAGCTGGGTCGCCTATAGTCTTGGTAGGTTGACCCGACTGCCCTACCATGGGAGTCCGTGCAATATAAAGCGGGTTTGTGTAAAGAGTGGATGACAAATATTTGTCATCATCTTCATCATCTCTAACAACATCATACCACCGGAATGTAACGGTAAACCCCTGAAGGCCGTCGTTAATGGAAACGTTATTCCATGTCGTGGTCCCATTACCAATCTGAGTAGTGGAACCTTGGGTGATTTGATAAATTCCTAATTCGTCCGAATGTACTTCTGCCATAGTTTTAATTCAAGAAAATTTGTTTGGATGTAACACGAATGATACCTGTGGCTTTAACGAAAGAACCACCTTTGATGGTAGCAAAATCATTCTTACCAACGGTTTTCACATAATTACCAGTTGTAGCGGAGACGAAATAATCTCCCTTGGGAATAACATGAACAAAGTTACCCTTAACCTTACCGTTCAGTATGTAGAAATCCGAATCGGTTTCTGTGTAGATGTCACCCTTACCTATTAAAGTTGCTGTACCAGCATTTTTAGGCTTATTGACAATCTGTGTGTATGTTGCTCTTGCTAATGTAGATGGTGAATCTGTATAGTTTCCTATAGTATCAACCCGCTCACCTCCACAAATCAGATTCATACCACCTTTAGAATAGAATGATATAGAACCATTGGGGTCGTCATTACGAATGATATAATGCCCAGAAACGTTTAATGTGTTGCGTGCGCCACCCGTACCAGCACCACTAAAATCTTCTGCAGTACCATTCTCTGTACGAATCGAAACAAACCGCTGTCGGACCTCTTTTGTGTCCAGGTGGAATGTTTTTCTCGGTTCGATTGCAACGGCTTCGGTTGCCTTGATAATGTGGTTATTGGCCTGGAGCAGTAAGTCTGTACCTGCAGTAACGCGCCCCGTTGACGAGCATTCGATATCAAGCTGACTACATTTAATTCTTAATTTACCTTGAACTTCAATCACTCTGTCGCCATTGGTACGTTCGGTCATACCAACATCATTAGGACCAACTACACCCTTACCAGCATTAGCATGTGTATGAATTTCACCAACGGCTTTAATGATTACACTACCATCAGGACAGAAGGTAATCGCACTACCGGATGAATGTTGTATCAACATCATAGATGCTTCTGGGTCAGAGTATACAGAAATCTGGCTACCATCGGGAAAGACCCAGGGCTGACTTAAGGGATATTGTGGTTTCTGGTCCGGTTTAATCTCTGCCATTATAATCTACCCTCCTGAACATCAGAAATATCTCCAATTTTCTTGCCATCCTTATCGAAAACACCATTCTCAAGCGTAGGTGAAATCTTGAATATAACATCCCAGGGAACGCCTTTAATATTCAGACCATCTAACCCACTGTCCAATCCATCTTGAGTTACTGGTACTGCGGTCATTATAGCATATAATTTAACACCATAACCAGTATTACCATCACAATTTGCACCATCATCTTCAACAACAAGTTTAGGAATACTTCTAAATCCTGTACCTGGATTTAGGATTTCTACATTAACAACTCTTCCATTTAAGATTGTGACACGAGCAGAGCCGTTCTCTTTTCCGGTATCAGCATCTATGATTTTGATTATTGGCTTACAATAACCAAACCCAGTATTCTCGATATAAATACCACCCAATCTAATATCATAATTCGGGTCATCTGATAAAATACCCACATCGGAATTATCGTCTTGCGTCGGTGGAATAACGGTTGTAGTTGCCGTGCTATTACCTGGCTGATATGATGCACATGAGGTTATAATCGCAACCATCGAGCCGGTTTGTCTATTCACCACAGGAATAGGAATGCCCTCATATCCCTGAATGTATACGATAGGAAACTTATAAACATTAGCAAGTTCATCGAAATATAGATAATTCCTACCAGGTCTTAGTACCACTGCGACGTTAGGTGTTCCTATTGTGTAATTTACCGCACACGGTCCTGTGTTAAATGATGGTAGCGGTAATTGCTGAATTTTCGTACCATGACCCAGACCATACCCATAGCCGCTATCACCCTGACCGTATTGATAGTATGCATCAGAAAGAGCCGGGTTATTTCCGTTGCGGTCATATTGAGTTCCACTACCAAAACCACCAAATCCAGAACCACCGGAACCAAGACCACCGCCACCACCGAATCCCGTACCACCGCCACCACCGAATCCCGTACCGCCACCAGTGCCGCCAGTACCATCACCACCGAATCCAGTACCGCCACCGCCACCAAATCCAGTTCCACCAGTACCACCGGAACCTATAATATCATTCAGTCCACCAGAATTACTAGTACCGAATGTACCTAGCGGGAATCTATAGAAACCAGAAAACAAATCATTAACACCATCACAAGGAACAATATTGTATCCTTTAGAAGGTAATGACGAACCACCGAAGTTGAGATTACTCCATCCGCTAAAATCCATAGAGCCTAATCCCAACATCCCACCAATATCGAACGATGTTCCCTTGAATGATTTGTATGCACCGTATGCAGTGCTGAGCAATCTAAAAGGATTACATCTCTTGTTTTTGTTGGCTTTGTCTTGAGAACCGTTACCCGCTTTATTGTGCGGCTTTTTCTTGGTGTAGAATTCACCTTCAGTGAAAAGCATTCCGGCGATTTCACCAACAGCATCCAACAAACCATCACCATCACCATCTTCAATTGAATCTTGAATCTCGGCTGCGAGGTCTAATGCTTGCTGTATAATATCATCCGTTATCGATTCAACGTTATTAACAATTTGCTGAGATATACAATACGCTCCAGGATTCAACATCCCATTTCGACCAGCCTGATTGTCCATGTCGTTCAACATCTTGTTAATTAACGAGCATAGGATATCAACTAGCAGTGATGCTAATTTAGCATGGAATGTGTCGTCTTTCATCTGTTGAGCATCGTCAGCCTTCTCGGTTAGTTTACCATCTCTATCTAAACCAACACCCTGTAAAATAGTCTTTCTTAGCTTACGATTCAAATCTTCAAGCTTAACCTTCTTGCCCATGATTGCAGGAATCATTTCACTAGCAATAGCACAAGCCAGCGATGCTTTAATTCCTTGAAGATTCAAATACTTACCAGAAATAGCATTCCATACCATATCGTTGTACTTAAACCTACTGAGGGCGTTGGGCATACCCTCTTTCATCAATCGCTGGACGGTTTCGGTGCCCCACTTAATCGAGCTACAAGCCCCGTCAGCGACCGCAACCTGAACCTGCTGACCCGAAGGGTTGGAATTCGAGTTATATGCCTCCTGGCGGGCTTTGTCGGCCTGTGATGTGGCTTGTTTACCACACGGACCCTCGGCCATGGTCAGAACCATATTACCGGAGGGGTCTACCGAGTCGGATAACCTACCACCAACTTCACCGGGAG